GCATGATCCCTGTTGTTGGAGATGTTGCCTCTAAAGGGATTAGGTCAGCGCTAAAGAATATACCGATAGCGCCCAACGAGGGCAGGATTATATCGGAGCGGTTCCCAACGGCTGTTAAGGCCCAAGAGAATCCACTGACTGAGTTTTTAACGGCTGATGTCAACACCCTAAAGACCGACCCAAAGCAAACGCAGAAAATCGCAGACACTATGGCTAAATACCCCAACTATCAAGGATCATCCTCATCTCCTGATGCGGTCATAGATTCAATGAAGGAGCATTCGGTATCCAACCTGCAATTCCTGCACGACCAGATGCCTCCTGAGATCAGGCAAAGGGCTGCCCAGTGGTACGATGGCGCAAACAGGAAAGCCAATGAGCTTGCCTCAACATATGGACTGAACAACGAGGCTGTTGCTGGCGTTATAGCATCAATGTCTCCGCAGAAGGATTGGTATCAAAACGTAGGGTTGGCTGAAAGGGTCATAGATATTTATAAGAACAATGCAAATCATCCTTTTGATAGCGACATGGTTAAAACTGCTTACGCAAAACTAGAAGGCAAGGCAGACCATCTAAGGGCATTAGATCGCATAAAGGGAATGCGTCTTTCTGACATAGAGAACCCCGTGGAAAGGTCGATATTTATACGGATGTTTGATGAGACATATAACCCAAGGTCATACAATATATACGCTCCAGAAGGCGACAAGCTAGGGCTGTATATGACAGGCAAGGGAGAGCCTAGAAACATTGCGTGGGGGTCTTTCGGAGAGATCGCCAAGGCGGTTAGAGTCCTAGACAACCCAGACATTGATAACATATCAGCCCAAATGGGTTTGCAGCATAAGGTCAGGAACTTCTACAACAACATAATTTCACCATCAAATCCATCTAGCATCACGTCAGATACTCACGCAGTAGCTGGAGCATTGCTAAGACCTCTGGGCGGTAGTGCGCCAGAGGTGAAACACAATCTAGGCTCTGCTGCTGGTAGCGCGTTGTCTGGGATCAGGGGAACATACCCTGTGTACGCAGATGCCTACCGAGAAGTCGCACAAGCCAATGGGCTTCTTCCTCGACAAGCTCAGTCTATAGCGTGGGAGGCTGCTAGAGGATTGTTTAGCCCAGAGCAGAAGCGAAACAAGGCGCTGCTTGGTGGAATAGATGGTATAATGCAGGAATTCAAACAAGGCAAGATCACACAGAAGGGGATGCAAGATGCAATACTCAACGAAGCAGGGGGCGTCACCCTCCCAGATTGGGCCAGATGATGACATCTACAACTACCTAAAGAACGTGTTAGGAGGAGCCGTTACAAGGGAAAGGTATCTAGAGTTTAGCTATCCTGACGGGATACCTGCGGAGGCTTCCGCAGAGGAGTTAATTCCAGAAGATGTGTACCGCTTTCTTGATTAATGGTTGGCGAGATTCGCCAATTATTGCGATATTTCGCTAAAAGAGTTAGAATCATCATAGGCTACCAGACCTTCTCTGGGCTATTACCTACTTTCAGGGGCAAACTATGACGCAACCAGACGCATACGATTTTGGCGACAACGACACTCAAGGGACTGAAACGATTGAACAAGAGATCGTTCATGAGGTAGAAGAAGTAGAGGAATCGGTCGAGGAGCCAGATGAGGGTGAGTCAGAAGATCAGGGAACTGATTCTGAATCGTCAGCAGATAGTGATGAGAGTCACGATAAAAATATCTTCACCTCGGATCAGCAGAGAGTGTTCGATGATGCAATCGGTAAGAAGGTTTTCAAGCTCCGCGAAAAGGAGCGAGAGGCCGAGGATTTACGAAGGCGTCTAGACGAATACGAACGATCAGCGACTCCGCAGGGGCGGCCTAGAGTGCCATCGATGCCAGACCCTTTTGCCCTTTCCGATCAGGATTACAGGCATCAGAGTCAGGTTCGCGATCAAGCAATCATAGCCGCAGCCTCCTACGATGCCAAACAGCAGATGGAGCGTGTGCAACATCAAAGGCTAGAGCAGGAGGCACAGAACAAGCAGCAGGAAGCGATGGTAGAGCGAGTCCAGACCTACGCGCAGAGAGCTAAAAGACTAGGCGTGAAGGCAGACGAGCTACAGGTAGCAGGATCGATAGTGGGCAAGTTTGGGATAGATCAGCAGCTAGTAGACTTCATTCTTGAAGATGACAAAGGCCCGCTGATTACAAAGTATCTGTCACAGAATTTAGCAGAGCTAGACACCCTGCGTCAGATGCACCCGACTAGAGCCGCTGTAAGGATTGCTACTCTTATCAAAGGCAATGCTGTTGCCCTTAAACCAAAAGTAAGTAATGCCCCAGAGCCGTTAAGTAAGCCTCGCCCGTCAGGGGTGCAGCCAAAACTTAAAGGGCTTAAAGGCGCAACCTTTGAATGAATAGGTGATATAAATGGCTAATAATTTAAACAGTAACGTAACCCGCGTGGTTGCAAAGGTGTTTCTGGACGAGTTTGAATCTAATCGTGTAGTGACTAAGACCGTAAACACTCAGCTTCTAGCTGGTCGCTTTACGCCATCTTCAGGCTCTACCGCTGACTTCAAGCGTCCTCATGACTACCGTACAATCCGTACCGCTGGCGGCGACATCTCACTATCAACCAAGTCTGACATCATTGCAGGCAAGGCTACTGGTACGGTGCAAGATTACTTCACAGCAGCTACCGAATGGGGCAATGTCGAGGAGGCTCTTGAGCTTGACCAACTGGATACAATCCTAGCACCAATGGCTCGCCGCATTATCACAGACCTTGAGGTAGACTTCGCATCTTACATGATGAAGAACGCTTCTCTGCGCTATGGTACTCACGGCACTGCTGTAGATGCTTGGTCTGATGTGGCTGGCGCTGGCTCATTGCTAGACTCGCTTGGCATCCCCAAGACTAATGGCGCGTACTACCTGATGAATCCCTTCACCACTACTGCGCTGGCTGACGCTCAGAACGGCTTGACTGCCGCTGACCAGCTAGTACGCACAGCGTGGGAAAAGGCTCAGATTTCATCTACGTTTGGCGGCATGAGCGCGTTGACAGCTAACTCGCTGGCATCGTTCACCTCAAGCACAGGCGCGGATCGCGCTGGTACTTTGACTGCTGCTCCAAACCCAACCTACGTTGCTGCTAAAGACACTATGACGCAGAGCATCGCTGTCACAGCGTTACAGGCGAACATGGTTGTCAAGGCTGGCGAGTTGATCACAATCGCTAACGTAAACCGTCTGAACTTGGATACCAAGCAGGTCATGCTTAATGCTGCTGGTGCGAAGGTTCTATGGACAGGCGTAGTTGTTGCTGACGTAACTCTTGGAGCTTCAGGTGAAGGCACTCTAGTAGTGGCTGGCCCTGCGATCTACGAGGCTACTGGTCAGTACAACACTGTAGACGCAGCACCCGCTAACGGCGCTGTAGTGACTATCGTAAGTGCTTCCGCTACAACGTACCAGCCTAACCTGTTTTACGTTAAGCAGGCGTTTGGTATCGGCACTGTGAAGCTGCCTAAGCTGTACGCTACTGACACAGTTGCGACTACCTCAGACGGTATGAGCATCCGTGTTACCAAGTACGCAGACGGTGACTCCAACAAGCAGATGTGTCGTTTCGACTTACTCCCTGCATACGCGACCTTTAACCCGTTCTTTGCGGGCCAAGGCTTCGGCGTTTAAATAGGATGGGGGCTGTAATGGCCCCCTTTCTTTTCCATCTGAGGATTCATTATGAAAGACTTCAAGAAGCCTTCGGGCGCTATCGTATCAGTAAACGCAGACTGTGAGCAGATTGCCAAAGACCTTGGCTGGACTCCAGTAGAGAAAGCGGCACCAAAGCAAGAAGCCCCCAAATTCGAGAAACCATCCAAATTTAAGTAAGCGAGTAAACTATGGCGACCGTTGCACAAGTAGCTAAGGCATCACTACAGGCGCTGCTAGTGCAGGCGTCAGAAGCACCGCTGGAGGCTGACGAGTACCAAGACTTTATCTTTGCCATGAACAACTACATGACCTCGCTGGCAGCTAATGGCGTGAACCTTGGCTACACTGCGGTCACTGACATCGGTGATGAGGTAACGGTTCCGCAGGGCGCCATTCACGGCATAATTGCAAACATGGCTATTGTCATTGCTCCCCAGTTTGGCGCAGTGGTGCCGCAGGGCGTGGCAATGTCAGCATCCGAGGGCATGAAGGCTATGAGAAAGCTAGGGCAATTCATTACTCCAACCCGAAGACCTTCCATCCTTCCCAGAGGATCAGGCAACGAGAGCTTTGGTCGCACATCTCACTTCTACCCAGACGCAGAGCAAGAGGTTCTTGCAGAGGCAACGGGCGCAATTGGCTTAGAGGTATCTACTAATGGTTGAGCGAGCATCTGGTGTAAAGCAAAGCAACTTCACGGCACAGACATCTATCGTGTCTGGGTCATACATTGGCTTCTTTGCTGGTGGCTACAACTACAAGATCAGCTACGACAATTTCTTATCTGGGCTTGGAGTTACGGGTACTATTGTTCAGGATGGGGCTGTAACTGGTGTACCTGTTCTTGACGCTCACGGCAAAGTGATCCGATGGTTTGGGACAAATAC